AATTGACACAGCTAATCTCTTTTTTCGTGCTAGACATGGAGCCTTCCGAGCCGCAGACACTTGGGAAAAGGTGGGATTTGCACTACACGTCACACTAATGGCTGCCAACAAAATGGCTAGACGTTTTGAAGCGGATCATGTGGTATTTGCGTTAGAAGGGCGTAGTTGGCGTAAAGACTTTTATAAGCCATATAAAGCTAACCGTACTGTAGCTAGACAAGCCCTTACCGAAGTAGAAGCAGAAGAAGACAAAATGTTTTGGGAGACCTATGATTCTTTGACTAAATACTTGTCAGAGAAGACGAACTGTAGTGTTATCCGTTGCCCAACAGCAGAAGGTGATGATATTATAGCCCGTTGGATCGCATTACATCCACAAGACGAACACGTTATTATTAGTAGCGATACAGACTTTGTACAGCTATTGGCGTCGAACGTCAACCAATACAACGGTATTACAGACGAGTTACATACTATAGAAGGAATATTTGATGCCAAAGGCAAGGCGGTTATCGATAAGAAAACTAAGGAACCTAAGTCTACGCCGAACCCAGAATGGCTACTCTTTGAAAAGTGTATGCGAGGAGATAGTTCGGATAACGTCTTCTCAGCGTATCCCGGTGTCAGAACTAAGGGCACTAAGAACAAGGTTGGACTCCAGGAAGCGTTTGAAGATCGCACGAAACAAGGCTACTTCTACAATAATTTAATGTTACAGCGTTGGACAGACCCGGATGGATTAGAACATAAAGTATTAGATGACTATATTCGAAATCGTATGCTAATTGACTTGACAGCTCAGCCAGGTGATGTTAAAATTACTGTAGACACTTGTATTAAAGAGCAGATCAGTCACAAAGATGTTGGACAAGTCGGTGTAAGATTTTTACAATTCTGCGGAAAATACGAATTGAATAGATGTAGTGAAAATGCTGAATCGTTTGGTAACTGGATGAATGAAACTTATAAAGGTGTATTAAATGGCTAAAGATATCTTTTGGGTCACAGTAACATTTAGTATTATACTTGGAATGTTATTATTAGCAGTATGGCCTGCCGATAAAAATCAAGTAGTAATAAAATATGATTGTAGAATGCCAATGGGTGGATGGCATCCCGATGTGCCGTTAGCAGTACAAGAAGAATGTAGGAAAAGGAGTAGTAAATGAGAATCAAAGAAGTATTAATAAATGGCTTAATGTCAACTGCTATTTTTGAAATGGCATTTGAAAAAAGAGTAGCTATGAATAATGCTCGCAATTTTCAATTACAAATCGCATATCATTTAGTTAAACTTAGTATGTATAATGAATCATCGTTTGCTAATCATTGGATACAGGAAGTTAATACCTGGTTAAAGAATATTCAACGTCATAAACTTAAAGAATCTAATCGCCCATTAGACAAACAAAGTTTGTTTAATATTTTATTTGTTGAGCCACTAGAAACTATAGATGAGGTCCAAGATTATATGAACGATGCCTATGAAGAATATCCAGATTTAAAAATTAATCAACCTAATGCCGCAGAAATTAATAAAAATCTTAATTGGCAATTAAGCGGAATATGTGATGATATTGCCAATAAACAATTTAAAGATATAAGGAATTACAAATGAGTCTAGTAGCTAAACCCGTAATAGATAAGCAGTTTTGGATTTTACAAGAAGATAATGTAAAAGTTGGTAATGTTGAAGCGTGTGCTGGCGGGTATCAAGTTAAAATTAATAATCAAGTAATAGCACAATACAAAACAATCAAGTTAGTAGAGCGTAACATCAATGTTACATTCGAGCCAGCGGCTAAAGTAGAAAAGAAAAAACCTGTTTTAGATTCTGTACACGGGTACCCAGCATCAAGTCGCATCTACAATCCTATGTGGGACGTTCCGCAAAAATTGCCTGTTTTTACAAAAACTAAAAAGAGTCGTAGCTGGTATGCCGCTGGGTGGTATACTGTTCGCAAAGGACGCCATTGGGCCGCTATGTTAAACCCTAAACTAATCGTATTACAACGATATCCTTACAAAGGGCCATTTCATACCCCAGAGGAGGCAGAACCAAAATGAAAATTTTTGACATTATTCTTGATAGGCTCAACGAAACTACGTTATTTGAAATGGCCCGTAGCAGAGCGCAAGCCAAGGATATGGTTACAGATTTAAGTTCTGAAATAGTAGATCATCTAATTAAATTATTTGTATTTAATAGCCCCCAAGATAAACAAGGCTGGATAACTGAAATAAATGCTTGGCTTGATAGAATTGACAACATTTATTTAAAACCAAATGCAAAAAAAATTGATTCAACAACATTATACAATTGGTTAGTGTTTGATAGTTCTCCGCATTATTCTGGAAACTATGTTAGTAGTAGAGTTAAAAAACTGTTAGCTACAACATACAAAAATGTATCAGTATACGATTACGATTCAAATCATGTTATGCAACAAATTTTAAACGTTTTAAACAATGTGTGTAAATCTATCGGTCACGATACATTTACAACTATTGAGAATTATCTACCATAATCTAATATTAAACTAAGGAAAAAGTATGACAAATATGTTTCGAGATAGCGATAAATTTATGACAGCCTGTGAGCAGACTGTCTCAGGTATGAATGACCAACAGTTTAAAATGTACTGTGATTTAATTACAGAAGAATACGACGAACTTCGTATTGCTATTGCTAATAAAGATCCGGTAGAAACTTTAGATGCGTTAGTGGACATTCTTGTTGTTACTATTGGAGCAATCAACTCTATGGGAGCCGACGGAGAAGGTGCTTGGCGTGAAGTAATGGCTACTAATTTTGCTAAGATTGACCGCCAGTTAGGTAAAGTTCGCCGCCGTGATGATGGTAAAATTCTTAAACCCGAAGGTTGGGAACCGCCTAAGTTACAAAATTTCCTAAAACGCGAACACTAATGCTACACTTACAAAAATTTCTCGACAGAGTTAGGGGAAATGATGCTCGTGGGGGTAAGGACTTTACTATGCCCATGAGCGAGGCAAAAGGCATGCATGCCGACTTAACCGAGCTACTACTAGAGCTTAGACTGCTAAAAGAAGCTAAACTAAGCCCTAAAGACGAGGTTATTGAAGTAAAAATTGGGGGCGGTAGCTTTAAATAAGGGAAATATGTATGTATATTATGGCTAAATAATATACTATGTCACGTCCGAAGCCTACAATTTTAGCCGAACTTACAAATAAGTCCACATACAAAACTGAACAAGTTTTAGCTTCAGACGGAGTGTGGGCTGTTTACTTTGACAGTCAGCCTGTTAATCTTAAAACATCTAATATGTTAGTGCAATATCCTGGACCCAAATACAAGAAGGTTAACTTCTCTAATCCAGGTCACGCTATCAACTTAGCAAAAAAACTTAATGTGCAATTTAAGACAGATAAGTTTAGTGTAGTCCTACTTAAACAAGGCGACCAAGTTTATCCTTGAGATAATCTTATGTCTCGCAACAAACTTAAACTAACTGAAGAACTTGTAGCTCAACTTCCCGAGGCAAAATGCATCAGTCCAGAGTCGGCTCGCATAGCATGGTGGTTCAATCTTAGGCCCAACGGTGGTTTACGATTAACCAAGATGGGATATGAAGCACTCGCTCACCAAATTAACCTAGCACACTACGAATATAATGTTGAACCACTTACTATAACCAGTAAGATGATTATTGCCTTGGATCGCAAACTACAACAGCCATGGTATTTGTATAGTGTTAAAATGATGCCACGAACTTTGGTGTTTTTTGGTAGCAAAGAAGCAATGATGGCCAATTTATATGGTGATTTAAAAAAATTTCTTGACAATTATAGCTAACGGTGCTATACTTTTGTATAGGTAGTTGCGTAGGGCGGTTAGCATAATTGGTGAATGCCGGCGACTCATAATCGTCAGATTGGTTTGAGTTCGAATCTCCCACCGCCCACCAGAACTAAATAGCTTTATGGAACAGAACAAAAAACCAGTTGAACAGTATTACTACTCTGAAAAAGAGTGGGATAGGTTAGGATGCGGTCCTTTGCCCGAAAATAGGGATCGCAATAAGCTAGTAGAACAAAAATCCCTTCCCCAAAAGACAGCATAATCTGTGCGGATTAGCTAATTTTTTAATAAATACTATTACTTAAAAACAGGAGATTTATATGGCAACATATCAAACTAAAGTATTATGGACTAGAAGTCCGTTATCTTACGAAGAAAATCAAGCAATCGTTGATTTTATTGCGGTGCAAACACCAGGTAATGGCGAATTAGTAATACAACTAGACGGCACATCCGTTCGTATGTGGAATGACGAAGCATCTGCTAACGCTTTTGCTGAATTTGCTAAAACATTACAAGGTGATCAAAGATTCCCAACTAGTGTTGTTATAACAACAATAGCTTAATAGAATTAGTAGTAAGTAAAGAATTGTTGTAATTCCTTCGTAGTGAAGACGCTGTGGACGGGAGTTCGATTCTCCCCGGATCCACCAAAGCATATTGTCTACTGGAGTGTGGGGACAACCCTTCGAGGGCCCATCGTAAGATCCACACAGTATGCTTTGTTGGGTCCGACCGGTT